TATACCCTGTGGCTGTGCTTGCCCTACACCGGGCATAGACATTGGTTGTTGCATCTGTGGTTGCTGCATCATTATAGGCTGTACTACAGGGGCTGGTTGAGCCATTGGTCGAGAAAGCATAGCCTGAACTGCTGAAGGTTGTTGTTGAATTGGAGGTGCTGCTGCTGTTGGTGGACCACCATTAGCTAAACCAATTAATCCTCCCTGTGCTGCTGTTCTTTCAATAAATCTAGATGGTTCCAACAAAGTCTGTCTTCCTCCTCTTAAAGCTATTTCTAAAGCTTCTTTTTCAGTAAGAGGAGTTTTACGTGCACCTCTTTTAAAATCAAATGTATTAAACGCTGTTTCTGGTGGTATTCTTTCTTCTTGTTCTATAGGATCAGGTACATCACTTAAAGCTCCAGATAACGCTCCTGTAACTATAGGTGTATAACTAGATGGGTTTGATACGTTAGCAGAGATGCGTTCTTCTAAACCCATGTCTTGATAAGCTATATCACCACCAAATATTCCTTTTCCTTTAAATTCTGAGAAAGGAACAATATCACCCTTAGCATAACTTGTAGTTTCTCCCAAAACATTTCTTTGTAACCAACTAGGCTCAATAGCTTGGTCTAATTTAATACCTGCTGGTTTAGCAAAAAATTCTCCAGACCTACCAAATCCTTCTACACCTGCTTGAGCAGGAGTTATACCAGCGTTTACAGCGTCAGGAATACCTGCTACATTAGCTAGTTCTGCTCCAAAACTAGGACCAGTACCCGTATTAATAACTAAATTAGGGTCAAAACCTATTGCTGATGCATCTAAAGCATTAGCTACACTACCTACTAACGGCATACCTGATGGACTTAACATGGATTGTGCAGCTCCTAAATCTCCAAATGCACCCCATGCTGCTTGTTCTGCTGCTGCAGATATACCTCCCTGCGCTGCTGCTGATTGTGCTGCTTGTGCTGCTGCTTGTTCTCCAGCACTAGCTACTGTTTTACCTGCTGCGTTTGATAGAGTAGAACCTATTCCTGAGAAAATACCAGTAGTAGCTGCAGAAGTTAAGCCACCCATTAAAGCCTGTTCTGTGCTTTGTCCCTGCATCAAGCCCATACCAAAATTAGCAGCACCCATAATAGCCATCTGAGCAGGAAGAGACATCCCACCTGTTGCAACAGCTAAACCAACATTAGCTATTATAGGTAGTATATTTCCTAGACTAAAAGCTTCAGGTAATCCTGTGTCTGGATTAATAGTTAGCTGACCAAGTGAAGCTAGTCCCTGTACTTCTCCCGGTGTCATATGAACTAGAGTTGTATCACCATACCTACCACGATCTGATAGTTGACCAGCTTCTTCTTGCATAGGATACTGCTGTGACGGCATACCACCCTCATTCATAGCAATAGGACTGTTTACCTGTGGTATACCAGTATAAGGATTAGGTGCAGTAGGAACACTATTTAAATAACCATTAGGAACATAAGCAAGCTGAGTATTAGGATTACGATCTCTCATATTCATAATATTAGCTAAACCGCTATATTGAGCATTACTATTAATCATTTATTTAGTTCCCTGCCGTGGATTCATATAGTGAGACTGTGGTTTAGTCATATCTGCATGGAATGTATTACTATTATTTCTTTGTTTATTATACAGCGCATCTTTAGAATACGCCATACCTTCAGTAGTTCTTGCTCCAAAATAATCTGATTGAGGAGCTACACCATTATTGACATTTTCAATAAAAGTACTATTGTGGATTAAATCCATCATAATTTTATAGTTATTATTCATATTAGTGAAAATCCACCCAACCTGTTCCTGAGACATAACCTTTGTATTTCTTAACTTTTGCAGCATAAACAATAAAACCTTCTTCAGGTCTACCAATCGTTCCAACACTTACTACAGTTCTTACTCGTGTAGCTGGTTGAACTTCTACTTCAAAATCTCTCTGTTCAAGAAGAAACTTCATTTCTGAAGCATAACGAATAAGATCATTATAAAGCTGTTGACTAGTTACCATCTCTAAGTTAGCATAATAAGGTAACTCAGGATAAAGTTTATTAGCCATTTTTAACGACCACCATCAGGCTGTATACCCATACGAACACTACCCCAACGCCAGCTAGTACCTGATTCAGTAGAAGAGACTCTTACCGATGCTTGTCTACCCCTAGCCCTCATATCAACCTTTTGTGTACCAGCATTAATAGTAAATGGTCCTCTAGTAGTTGTTGGTCCGTTAGGATATTGTTTAGTATCAATAGTAAAAGTAATATTACCACTATTAATAGTATAGTCAGGAATGATACGATCAATAAACATTAATTGATCCCCATCTTCAATATCAAAGTCTGCTGACTCAAGATAAGAAGCTAGAGCTTCACCATCTCCAGTAAATACTCCTGAAGGTTCGTTATCCCAGTAATAATTATCACCACCAACACTTACAGCACCATTAGTAATAGTGTTATCAAATATTACTCTATCTTCAAAAGTAGTATAAAAACTTGTACCAAATACCCAATGATTTTCTACTGTATTATAAATAATATAACGATCAGGTTCCAAAGAATTAGTAGAAGGATATAACCAAATTACTTCATGGAACTCTGAATTAGTTCCTGCATAAACTTTATCACCTTGAGTAGAATTAAAACTATCATAAATATGACGACGAACAGTGCAATCAAGTTTTTGTACTCTACCATTAAAGGCAAAGAAGTCATTAATACCCATCCAATAGGTAACGCCTTCTAGTGCGACAGCAGCATGAGGACCAATAAGACCAGCATTGTTTCCTAACAGTGTGTTATTAAAGATAAAGGGAGGACCAACAAAGTTTAAAGCATACATAGCACGATCAGTCCATATATGAATAGCATTACGTGAGCGAATACCTCCAACAATTTCTGTACCATCTACTAACTGTATTTCACCTGATGTAGAAGAAATACTCGGTTCCCAATTAGTAAAGTTTTCTTGATCAGACCAACGAATCAAAAGAGGATTAAAAATAGACGTACTAAATTCATTAGTTCCTAAAGCAATAACATGTCTGTCATTAGGAGAAACAACAATGCTATTAATTTTAGTTGGACTAGTACTTACAACTGTTGCTCTTTCTGGAGAAATACTTGCATCAGCATCCCAATAAAATAATTTTCCACCTCTACGAACAGCTAATAAGTCTTCTCCCCAAGTATCCATTGACCATTGATTAGCTAAGAAAGTAATATTAGAACTTTCTGCTTGTTCGTTCCAAGCTCTTTCACCTGTAGTAGAAACACCAGCATTATAAACACCAGCACCATAACCCAAACCTTGAATACTATTTGTTGGTTGTGTAGGTAATAAATAATTAGCAGTAGCTATACCTACATTTGTAAGAGTAGAATCTGAATTATAATTAACAGCAAAAGAAAAATGATCTGATGTTGATTTACCTATAACTTTATAAGTAGGTCCACCAAAAGCTGTGACTGCAAAATCAGTTCCTTCAGAAAAACCGGGTAAAGATGTGCTTGTAAATTCAATCCAATCACCTATACTAACACCATGAGCATTCAAATTAACAGAAACAATAGGAGAACCACTCTGTACATTCATTATACTAGTTAATGTTACTATTGTTATAATAGGAGTTACATCATAATTATTAGTATTATAAAAAATATTAAGACGTTGCTCTGTTCCTGTAGCTAGATATTTTTCTGTATCATTAGATATCCAAGAAATTAAAGCTCTAGAAGTTCCAATAATAGGATTAGAAGTATGTTTACTATAACCTCTTAAATTTTCAGGTCTTCCTTCACGAAAACGTACACGATCACCATCAAACCATTTTCCTTCTTCAGAGTATTGAGTAGACTCACGGTGAAAACCGGGTATAAAATTAAGTTTAGATAACCGAGAAGAAGAACTAGCCATTATTAAGTCTTAATAATATAGTTAAGAATAATTGTTGGCTGTACATTATTAGCAGCGGTACCAGAACCACTTAAGTCAAACACCGTAGTATCAGAAGAAATAACAGTAGCAACTTTAGGATAAGATGGATACGATGCAAATGTCAATAGAGCGTTAGCTGCATTATCGACAGTGGATTGTAGGAGGATAAGATTGGTGTTGATTCCAACTCCGGTAGGCATGTTTGCATTGAGAAGAGTTAAAGACTCGGCACCACCAGTACCGCCTAAAGTATCACCATTTACACCACCTGATAATCCTGTCAAACGATTAGCACTTGTTCCGCCCATATCATCTTGACCAGCAACAGAACGTCCACGAAGATCAGGAAGATTAAAGGTGGAAGAACCATCACCTGTACCATATGTTGTTCCAATAGCTGTAAACAAAGCACTATAGGTAGTACGACTAATAGCTTGACCAAAGCAGAGAATAAAACCAGAAGGTGCAGATGCTCCAGCAAAAGGAAAAACAGCCCCTGAAGGTAGCGCAGCGTCAATTCCAGTTAGATTACCACCTCCACCATAATATTCTGTAGCTGAAACATTACCTGTAAATGTAGCTCCACCGCCCTCTATTTGAGTTACATCTAATATAGATGTTGTTATACTAGTAGCTGTAAGAGTATTGGCTGTAAAAGAAGTTACTGAAGAAATAGTAGAAACACCTGTTGTATATAGTTCAGTACCATCACAGGCTACAAAAATATTAGAATTTTGAGAAAGCGTTATGGCACTCCCACCAGCCGTTTTCATAGTAACAGCAAATGATCCTGAACTATTTTCACGAACAAAATAAATTTTTTCTTCTGAAGGAATAGTAATAGTTACATTTGCTGTAAGAGTACCTGAAAACTCTAGAGAAGCGTTACGAGACTGATCTGAAGACCCATTATTATCTGTAAGAGTAATTCCTGTTCCACTAACAGAAACAATCTCATAACCAGCAATAGAATCATCTATAAGATCAATAACATTAGTATTTAGAATAGCACCCCAACTGTTTGGATTTTCTCCATCAGTCTGCTTTTCTAAACCTAGTCTATTTGTAAATGTACTTGCCATTAACTTGTTCTTCCTTTATCTTCTTTTTTACATTCTGATAATAAAATTTCTACAGGAGACGGTGTATTATTTATTATGATATTAATATTTTTTTTATATACAAAACAATCATCTATAGTAGTAAATGGTCCTGTCATAGCTCGTTCTACTACAGGAGAACCTGTTGGTAACAAGGCTACTACTATTATTGATAAGTAATAATACATTAATCCAAACTATAAATTAAAATACTTTCTGATATTATTATAACAGAAACAACACTATCATAAAACTTTATATATCTATTATCCTGTTACTGGTTCTCTAGGATCAACAGGCCAATTAAAAAATTCTGCTAAAGTATGTTTATCTGGCGCTATAGTTAATGCTTCTAACTTAGTAATAGAAGAAGAATTTGCTACTTTAGCACTTAAATCAGCCGCTTTACTACGAACATCACTACGCCAGCCGCAGTCAATGAAATCTTTATTTGTTGCCATTTTCTAGTTTAGTTCCGCCCGGCCTTTGTCACCAGCATTTGGTGCGATAGGCCATGTTACGTTTTCAGGGTCAGGTGTATTAGCTGGCAAGTCACGTAAAACTTGGCGATACGTCGCCCATAGGGTTTGGTCTGTTACTGGTTTAGGGTAGTCTGAGGCTTGTGTGTAGTCTGACGATAGTAACCTATGGTCTCTTTCCCTTCTCAAATCCCCTACCACATCTACTAAAGTATCATCTATACTCCACCCTAGTGTGTATACTCCATCTTTCTGCGTAACGGTACCTTCTGTAATTACTCTACCTTCTAACTGCGGCGGGCGAGGAGCTATAAGTAACTCTGTATAGCCTAGTGATCGTACCAAGTCATCTGTTAGCACACTGGGTAATGACATGCTAGGTATGATTATACGTGATACAACTTCTTGTGATTCTATATTTATATACATACTTTTTCCTTCTTTTTCCTTTACGTAATGTTAATGTAACCCGCAGTATCGTTAAAACCTGCATCTGCCCAGCTTGTGATGTATGAAGAGTCACGATAACTTGTCCCGCCGCCACCGCCAGTATTAGGACTACCACCTCCTGCGAAACCCCCTAAGTAACCCCCGCCGCCGGAGGGGCAACTGCCACCACCAAGACCCCAACTGCCTCCCTGATTGCCGCAAGCGGTCGAAGCACCAATACCTGAACCATAAGTACCTCCCGTTATTCCCGGAGTTGAGAGCCATGGGTAAGATACTCCATCACCACCATAATCACCTACGTAGAAACTACCACCACTAGTATATACGAGTGTGCTATTGTTTGCACGTAACCGTGTATTGTAGGGGTGAGAAACTGAGCCACCATCACCATTAGGTCCGGGATCCGCACTATAGCCACTACCACCACCCCCAGATATTAATATAGGTACATAGTTTGATCTAGTTGTAGGAGAACCTGTACTTCTTGCGATAAAGGACATACCACCGGCAATGTATGATGTAGTACCCTGACTACCTGCACAGAATATAAGTGTCGTTAGTGTAGTTATGTTCAGTGTAGCACTGATCTTACGGCCAAAACTATGGTTCGAGCCTCCTCCTCCCCCTCCTGCGATATCTACATTATAAATACCAGTTACGTCGGGGATTATAAGAAAGCCTTGACTCATATATGCCCCGGTAATTGCAGTATTACCTACATACGCACTAGGGGCGGAGGGAGTATAACTGCTTAGGGTCATGGTTAAGCCCGTTAGTATACCACCAGCATCTCCACCAGCAGCACCCATGACTCCTGTTTTGTTACTAGGCATATGCTGCTCCTACTAGATTGCCGTACCATCTCGTACCTGCATCAATCGTATTAAAGACTAGGATGTCCACGCCAGACGCAGTTAAAGTTGGGGCTGTTCCGCCGGGGAAGTCAACGGCAGCTGGCCATGTGACTGTCTGCGATCCACCGTTTGTCAGGTAAAGGATAAACCCACAGTTTTTCCCCGTTGCCGTTGGGTTTGAAAACGTAAATGTGTTTGCACTAGTGTCAACGGTAGCGGTAACCACATTACCAAGCGTAATGTCAATGTCCTGAGTTCCACCACCTGTTGCACCGATAGCGTTGACAATTTCGCCGTAGTCCTGAAACAGAGGTCGATCTATAATATTATCTGCAAGGCTTTGAGTACCTGTAAAGGTATTAGCGCCTAGCGCAGCGGCGGATAGATTTGATCTAGCCCCAGTGGCATCGCTTGCACCAGTACCTCCTTGGGCTACAGTAACATTAGTTGCTGAAGAAAGAAAACTATTAACTACACTGTTAACTTTAAAGCCAGTTGGCAAATTTACTGTACCAGTACCATCCCCTGTTAACGCTAGGTCAGTATTAGCATCTACGGCTGTTACATTATTGGCTTTAATTGTAGACATTAACTATGCTCCCGGCTTCGTAGGCCATGTTGGATTACTGGGGTCTTCTGTGTTTTCAGGTAGGTCACGAAGGGCTTGACGATACGTTGTCTGTGCGGTCGTAACCGTGCGATCAGGCATTACCCACCAATCAGTCTCGGTGATTAGGCCGTCACGTTCATTGCGTAGCTCTTCCCATGCACGTTCTGTTGTAGCAGATGTTTCCGCAGAAGTATCAATGACCACTGTTTTTGCAGCCATATCAACAACCCAAAACTCTTGGTTGCCACCGGGATCGTTTATAACAAAACCGCTGTATTCGAGAGCATGGGCATCAGCGTCTGCTTCTACTTCAAACTCTTGAAACTTAGCTAACTTATTATCAGGGGTTGCGCCTGTGATTGATAAAAACATTTTAGCGTCTCCTTACTCGTATGTAATTGTAATTTGACCAGAATCACCTGTTTTTCCATTACAATAAAGTCTAAGCTGCGTCAGTTCTGAACTTAATGAACTATAACCTGCTACAAGATCAAATTTCGAAGCTAGGCTGCTTGTAGTCCCGGCCTGCGATGTGCCTGTAGATACCCAAGTATTTGTAGAAGGGTTTATCAGAGTTAAAAACAACTGTCCGGTAATAAATTTCTGTTCATACATGTAATAAGCCATCTGATGACCAACAGTAGAACCATGATAACCGATTAGATTGTCTGTGCGGTTATAAATTGACCCAGAAACATAGCCGGTAGTGTCTATCCCGCCTGAATCCCCTAGTTGGATAAAGGGACCATAATCATTAGGTGAAGCAAAAGACACTTTTTGAATAGTAACCACAATAAACTTAGTTCCACTTGGGATGCTACCAAACGTCCAAGAAGTTCCTGATGTAGTAGCCTGAGTAGCTGCTCTAGTAAGTCCGCCACCAGCATCTTGAAATGTAGGTGCAACTCCAGAACCGTTTGACGTAAGCACTTGGGCAGAAGTACCTACCGCAGTTGCTCCAATTGCAGCTTGCCCGTTACCGAAAAGCATTCCGTTTGCTGCAAATGTACTAGCCCCTGTGCCACCTTGAGCTACAGTAACACCAGAGGCGGAAGAAAGAAAATTATTAGTGGTATTATTGACCTTAAAGCCAGTTGGCAGGTTTACTGTACCAGTTCCTGTACCTTCTAGGTTAAGGTCAGTATTTGAACTAGACGCTGTTACATTATTAGATTTAATTGTAGACATTAATTATGCTCCCGGCTTTATAGGCCAAGTTGGATTGTTAGGATCATCTGTGTTTGACGGGTAGATCACGCAATGCGACTACTTTTGTACGATTCATTTTGATAGATTCCCTTAGTTATATTCCAAGACATAATACTTAACGAAAGCATTACTTAGGATACTTGGCCTTGACGGCGCGGCAGTCCTCTATGTATTTATCAATCTGTTCTTGATTGTTTTTTACAACCCCATCCAAATACTCGGCAAAGTCAGGATACGATAATCGCCGCTTTTCTGAATAATCTATATCAATTCCTTTTTGTTCTAAAAAATCCACTCGGTCTGTGTTCATTTGTATCTCCTTAAGTATATTCATAAACAACTACAATTCCGGCACCACCAGCACCAGCCCCTGCGCCGTAACCACCGCCCCCACCACCGCCGCCGTATAATCCTGCGGCTCCGGCTTGCCCATAAGAACCACCCGCACCAGCTACACCAAAAAATGCCGGAGTGCCTCCGGGGTTACCCATATAGCTACCCGAATGGTAGTTACCACCGCCTCGTTCCCCCGTTATATTTAACTGTCCGGCAGATGCAGCTCCTCCGGGTCCACCGTATCCGTAACTGGTTTGTCCGCCATAGCCAAAATTACCGATGGCGTAAGAACCGAACGAGCTTGACGTTCCGTTTAAGCCGGTGCTGGCTCCTCCTGCCCCAACGGTAACGGAAACAGTAGATACGGATGTCACATCAATGAAGGCAATTGAAGTCCCGCCTGCGCCTCCGCCGGGTGTGCCGGTTGCGATATACGTTCGCCCCGCACCCCCGCCGCCAACGACGTACACATAAATTTTAATTATGCCCGAAGGTTTGGTCCACGTTCCCGATGATGTAAAGTATTGAACAGAGGTAAACCCACCACCACCACCAGCATCTTGAAATGTAGGTGCAACCCCGGAGCCATTGCTTGTAAGAACCTGATCTGCAGTACCAACGGCAGTAGCTCCTATGGCTGATGTACCGTTTCCAAATAGAACGCCGTTGTCTGCAAATGTGCCAGCACCAGTACCGCCTTGGGCGACAGTCAAATCGGTTGTTAGTCCTGTGATACTGGTTATGTCACTGTTAGCCCCTAGTGCAGCAGCACTTAGATTTGATCTAGCTCCAGCGGCATCACTGGCTCCTGTACCGCCTTGGGCGACAGCAACACCAACGACATTATTAACCTTAAAGCCAGTTGGCAAGTTTACTGTGCCTGTGCCATTACCTGTTAGTTCTAAATCACCATTGTTAGTTTTAGCAGCAATGGTATCTACTGAAATAGTACTCATTTTTTTTCCTAAATAATCGTAAGGTTGCCATCAACCGTAAGCGTTACACCTGATGCTATATTTAAAGGACCAGTTGAAGATGCATTTTCGCTTGCAGTTATCGTTGTATTAGTGTTTAGTTCTTGCTCATTAATTCTAAATATATCTTTTGGTCCGTTTGTAGCATTACCAGTTGTTCCGTTATCGCCTTTAAAAAGACCACCACCAGATGTAAATTCAGTACCGCTCTGTCGAAGTGTTCCTGTAAAGTTAATATCACCAGTTACATCAAGTTCATACGAAGGTGTACCACCAATACCAAGATGACCAGTGTCTAGCAAAATAGCAGAACTGTTTTCAATAATTTTGCCCGTTGTACTATCAAAGCGTGCTAGAGCATTAT